TTATCTTCTTCCATCCGTTCTGGTATCGATCCTAGGAGAACCGAGCTGCCATGCCACGCCCAGTTGTCCGCCAGAACCTATTGTAAAGTTCATTTGACGTCCACGTAACCTTGTATATATTTGCTGTGTATACTGCTGCACGTCGTACTGACGGATTACAGGCGTGTATTGCACGTTGCTGCTAACGGATTCTTGGGTCGTAGGCTGGTAAGGATTTCCGGGGAAATTCCTAGCTTGGACTTGGATGTAAGCTGCGGGAAAACCCGAATTAGACCCGTTAAAGTTAACGTCTGGGACGATACGCCAGATATAGCTAAAGTGGTCACCGTCTTGGATATCAAAGTCAGAAGTTGTGACAAAGCACGAGAACGGCACTGGCGTAGGCGCAGAATTATCATCCGTGCCATCCTCATGGAACACCAATGAACTATTGAGCGAATTGAACTGAGTCACAGTTGCACCATTCGCATGGCTAGCCGCAACGGTTCCATTTACGCCACGTACGCATCCCAAGAAACTATTACCGTTGATGCCATTATAAGAAATGTATTCTGAATCAATAATGATGATTCCAGACGTTGCGAACTGTGTGGCGTTGCTGATTGTTATGGTTGTAGCCGATGACGTGATCGCACCTGACAACTGAGAGAGCGGTTGCACAACATAAGACGCCAATGGATATTGGAGCAAGTGCGTTCCAAGCCAAGAAGTGCGTTGCAGATTACCATAGTACCAAGTGTTCTCTAGGTAGTTAAATACTACATACCTGTCAATCAAAGGAGTTGTGCCCGCAGCCGCAGAAGCTGCTACGGCGGTATTGGATACGTAATACCACCAAACTTCGTTGTAGCCCTCATTAACGCCAGCCGTCACTTGGAAGCGTTGGTCATAGCTGATATCGTCAAATACAAACTGACGCAATGAGCACGGCAAAGTTTGAACCGTACCAGTGTATTGATAAAATTTATCAATACCCATCCAGTACGCCACGTTGTTCACCACAATCGCTGCATTGGGGCTGATGATGGAGATATTGCTCATCATCAAGTAGAAGCCCCACACAAATGGAGGCCCGATGTACTGCATGGAATAAAGCGCTGAATCCGTCCAAATCACGATCTCTTGACGGTTCTTTCTACCACACATGATGTATGACCCATTAGACAAGGTTTGTCCACCCGCTTGATTAGTAGCAAGAGGCTGCCACACTTGGGGATTGGCTTGATCCGACCAGCGCACGTTCATTGGATTGTAAGTCGTTGAGCCATAAGGATTTGAACCTAAGGCAATAACGAATTGAGACACGTCAGATACCAAGACTTGATTGGTAGCTGACGGTGCGTAGACAGTACTGGTCGTGCTAAGCTGTACCGCAGGGTTGTAAGCGTTGGTATTTGTCCAATAGTAAATCGCGCCGCCACGAGGAGCAATAACTAAATCTTGCCCAAAGTTATCAGCCGTCCATAGCAACAACTGTTGTGATACGCCAGACGATGCCCCACTTGTCCCAGCGCCCCATGCAGTGCTACCAAGATAACCTAAGACACCATATACGGTGACAGGCGTAGGAGTAGTCCCAGGAGCATAAGGTCGGTATCCATGCCATACAGCAGTGGAGCCGTTAGTGCCGCGGGTACATCCGGTAAATGACGTGCTCGTAGTTCCGCTGTAGGTAATAACTTCAGCATCAATGATGATAGTCCCAGAAGAGGGGAATCCAGCAGTGCTGGCTACGCTAATCGTGGTCGCAGTATTATTTAATAGTTCTAGACCCGTGGTAAGCGGACTGCTATAAGCAAGTGTTGTGTAATACGAAGAATAATTGACACCGTTCCAAACACCTGCGCCAAATCCATTGCCGACCACAGCGGCGGGCAAACCGACTGAAATTTGATACGTGGCAGTGATCGTGCCTGTGACTGTAGGCGTGCCAGAAGAAGTTGCCGCATACAAAGCCGATACTTGAATCTGATAGTTATTGCTATCGATAACATTGATGATTTGAAACTGCGCGTTGATCGCAGTGCCAGGAATACCATTGACAGTGGCTGATGTTAAGCCAGCGATCGTCACGAAATCGCCCACCTGCGCGCCATGTGTTGTGTCATTAACTTGAATAAGTTGAGGCGAAGATAAAAAAGTTGTAAATGGCGAACTACTTAAAGTATGAGCCGTACCACGCACGGGCGTGATGTCGTAATAAGAAGTCTGATTGGGGTTGATATAGTACTTAAGATTTGTACCGATACCGACGTTGTTGTTACCAGATAAATCAATCCAATTAACCAACGAACGGCATACGCCTAGGAACGTGGAGTAGTTAGATAAAAAGTTAGTCCAACCACCAATCTTTTCTGGGTATCCAGAACGGAAACGTACTTTGTCACAGAGATACCAACCCCCTTCATTAGAGTAGTTTGTACCTTCTCTATTGACGCCAGCTCGGAACTGTAACTTTTGTAGTGCCATGGTTATGTCAGCCCATTCAGCGATGAAGAATAAGGAGTAACAGAAGTGCTTGTCAATGCAGACGTAGAGGAAACCGATAAACTACCTGCTGAATCAGTTGCAATGGGAGTGCCTGTTGAAAACGGATAATTCGTTGTTGAACCCCATTCTGTGGCAGTTGAATAGTTTGTACCGTTAGTTTCTGTCAAAATCAATGTACCAGTAGCAGTTGTTTGAGTCTGTAAAAGCAAATTACTACCGACAATTGAAGGACCCCCAGTATATAAATCGGCCCCTGCCGCCCCAGCAAAGTTGGCTGCATATTGAGTCAATGAACCACTAGAAGTAATCTTTAAATAACTTGTACCATACAGTTCTGAGTTCGCAACAATATACATATTGCCACTAGCATCCACTGTCATACCGTTAAGTTGAGACAATGTTGGATAACTATTATTGGTAATGCAGTACGATGTAAAACCGGGACCGCCTACAACATAAGAAACATTGAAGCTTCCAGTTAAATAGAAAGGCAAGCAAAAATAATACTGAGACCCTGATGATCCTATGTACATCATAGGAAAAGGATCGCCCGATTGTAATAAAGTACCAGAACCAAAATAATAATAATTAATTGCTTGTATAGTACCAGAACTATTGTAAGAAGCTTGATAATAAGCCCCTCCAGTACCGCTAGCACTTGCTTGCCACAGTAAATATACGTTTTCACTGCTATCAATACCCATGCAGGTTCTGGCCCCCACAACATTTGAGTCCCCGCCTATTTGTCTTTGCCATTGCAAAGTGCCGGAACTATTAAATTTTAATGTATTAACTACTGAATACCCTGATCCAGAACAAAGTGTTAAATAAACATTTTCAGCTGCTGATACTGCAATTGTGTTTGTGGCGTTAGCAGCGGCAGACGATATTTGCACTTGCCACTGTAGAGTTCCAGAAGAATTGTATTTAACTAAATAGACTGTCGTACTATAGACAACAACTGCGTAAGTATTCCCAGCAGATGATGTTGCAGACCCCTCTATAAATGCTGGAGCCCCGCTAGGTCCGATTGTTCTCATCCAATTAAGAGCACCCTTTGCCGCAAATTGAGCCACAAACCCAGCCCTCCAAGGAGAGCCAAAAGTCTCGCCCGCAAATGATCCTGCGCCGTAGATATTACCAGAGCTATCTGATCCAGTACCACTAAAATAATTGAAGTAGTTTCCGTAAACCGAGAAACCTTGGTATGTGTAATACCAGTTGTTATAGCCTTTTGACGTACCCCAAAAATTCTCAAGACTAATCGCACCGCTACTTGGCACTGCGCCAGACGTAGGCGATGTTGTGCCAGATGGCACATAAGAGCCGCCGGCATAATAGTTTTCCAAAGCAATGTTGGAAGACGGGCCGCCAAATTCAGCTTGAATATTAGCTAAAGAAATAGCATTGGGGTAAACAGGACATGTCATAGTTTGGCCTTGATCGCATCCAATTCAGCACGAAGTTCTTTTAAAGCCTCAATTATGAAAGGCGCAAAGCGCTCATATCTCAATGTTAAATAATCGCCTTGAGCAGCTTTTGCTGTCAACTCTGGAGCCAACAATTGTGCTCTTTGTGCTGACAAACCAACATCTCTACCGCCTTCATAACCTAAATCCAAAGCAGTTTGGTTAGGTTCATAATAAAAGCCTTCTAAAGCGCAAAGTTTATCTAACGCATGCTCAATCTTGCCCAATTTGTTTTTTAAGCGATCATCAGAGTATGAAGCGGTAATGTTACCCGTAGCAGTAATTGCGCCGTTAACAGTCAAAGTACCTGTGATTGTTGGTGAGGCTGCCAATACAACAGAACCTGACCCTGTATAACTACTGATAGAAATGTTAGGAGATGTACCGCCAGTAGAACTAAGTGGAGAAGTCGCGCTTACTGCAGTTACACTACCCCCGCCACTAGACCCATTAGATGCTGATGTAACGCGGCCCCAACTATCTACAGTGATATTGGCGTTTGTGTAGCTACCCACCGCAGAACTTGTAGACATACCAATTACTACGCTGCTTGTGCCTGTGTAAGTCAAAGGCGATGTAGCAGTGACAGAAGACACACCACCTGCCGCGGGAGACGCTGCCCAAGTTGTACCATTCCAAGTTGCTACATAACCGGTTGTGCTTGCGGTCAAAGTACCAATACCGCCTGTTCCATTACCAATTAATAATGATCCAGCGGTCAGAGATGAATTTCCTGTACCACCATTTACTACGCTAAGAATGCCACTTACATAGCCTAGACCATTAGCCAAAGGTACTGTAGTCAAAGTTGATAAAGCAGTTGTGCCGCCTGTTGAGAAGACAAAGCCGCCTGTACCAAATGTGGTTACGCCCGTACCACCACCAGATACAGTCAACGTACCCACGCTTGCGGAAGCGATTCCAGGAAACGCATTTGTGCCATCACAGTACACAAACGTGGCATTGCCGCTAGGAATGGTTACGTTGTAAGTAGCAGTTGAAGTTTGAACGACAATAGGCTGACCTGACGTATTACGGAAACAATAAAGTTTTTGGATTGACGGGATAACAATCGTGTTTGAGCCCGTAGCCTGTGTGGACGTGTAAGAGCAGACAATGACGGCAGATCGAGCCTGATTGGTCGCCCCGCTGTAGTTAGATAGCGTAACTGTAGTACCTGACGCACCGTCTAATGTAATGGTTGTTACGCCAGCAATCGCTTGGTCAATGAGCGCTAAGTTATTGTTAGTCGTGTTACCCCAAAGTCCAGCCTGTGAACCCGGGGTAATCTCTTCTAAGCCCAACGAGGATGTATACGTTGTCATTAATCACTCCTACTGATCGTTATCAATTAGTACCCAATTGGGTGTTTGGTCATCTGGGATTTTAGTCCAACCACGTAGAATAAGTAAATCAGTTAATCCATTATCTTCCGTAATTGAAACTGCAAAAGCTGCCGTTACCGCTAAGTTATCTACCACATTACTATTTTCAGTAATGGTATAAATAGCGTTATAAGTAATAGCTTGGGTATTTGCTAGACCAGCATTTTCTGCAATAGTCTCTATAAAACTACCGTTAAATGTTTCTGAATCAAGAACAGTTGTCGGCTCAGTAATGGTTTCAGTGAAATTACCTGAACTGACATAAGAATCCGCAGATGTGAAAGTTTCTGTGATACTGTCGTAAAAAATATCGTATTCAGAGTCAATATTGCTTGAAGTAACAGGCTCAGTGATACTTTCCAAGAAAGCCGAAACTTGCGCACTGGAATCTGCTGAATTAAGATTTTCAGTAATACTGGAAGAGAATTGGGCCCCAATAGACTCAGACTCTGTGATATTACTATTCTCAGTAATGCTAGTTACTGCATTAAAGGAAATTGATATGACATCTGCTATCTGACTATCTTCGGTTATTGAAAAAGTGTATGCACTGCCAATCGATAATACATCCAAAGGCGCAAAGTCTTCAACAATAGAATCATAAAAGATATCGTATTCTGAATCGACGTTGTTCGACGTAATTACTTCAGTAATCGAAAACGGAAAATTAAATGGAGCGCTGGGTACATCCGCTATACCAACATCTTCAGTGACGGAAAAGGCATATTGACTCGTACCTAACGAGGCATAGGACGATTGAGCAAATGCGCTTATTCCAAACATTATCAGTACCTAAACTAAAATAGATGTAGCTTTTTGGGTCAAAGCTATCCGCTCCTGCAACCCAAATGTACCACCATTGATGCGTCTACACAATCCTTCTTCATCCCCAGATTCAGCCAAAGCATTGCACCCGTGGGTAGTCCAAAACCATCCCGCCGACAGCGCCGCATACATGGGCGTGGCAACCAATTCAGGATGCGATACAAAATCTCGATTTAAGGCTTGACCGCAGTGCCAATAATTATCATGAAAGGTGAGCTGGATGCAGCCTCGTCCGTGGAAGCGATGCCCATCTCCAGAAGCTTCATCTCGATTACCGCCTCGATTGGCGTAAATTCTGTTGGCGATCTTTTCGGGATTGTGGGCGTAAAGGGCAATTTCTTCTGGCTTGAACTTGTGACCAAACAGCTTTTGAAGGGTTTCTGGTCGATAGTTGAGGTTTTCTTCCAGTGTTTTGAAATGGTTGCACTCGTGTGAACACTGTCCAATAAACGCAGCTTGGCGCTTAGCATCATTGATCCCAAACGTAATAAAGGTTGTGGTCAAAGGCTCGGACCACTCAGGCCCGATCCCAAGCGCATGCAGTTTCTCAGGGCTTAACATTGACTGTCTCCCTCACTTGGTTGTAGGTTGAGATACAGGCGTTGAGCTGGGTGATGGCGGCGTCTCCTTCTGCTGCGATGGCGACAATATCTTTAATAGCCTGTCGCTCAGCGTCGGATTCATGGGTTGAATTTCCTCCGGCAGCGGTGGCATCTGTACTGGCTTGAACGGGACAGCTGGAGGGGAGGCGCAGCTCGCCAGCATCGATGCGACTATTAAGGAGAGTTTGTTTCGACTGAATAGCATCTTTGGCTTGCCTTAATTGGGTGGTTGCTTTTGCGAGTCGTCCGTTGAGGTCGGCTTCTTTGGCACGAGCTTGGTCATTAAGTCGGATAATTTCTGCTTGATCTTCAGCGACACGTTCTTGATAGCCTGCATGATGTCCATAAAAGTACACTCCTAAAACAGCGCAAATCGCGCCAATGATGAACCAAGGATTAAGGAAACTAAACATTTACACTAGCCCTCGCATGTGCCATTCTCTCACGTTCCTCGTCATGTTCCAAAACAGGAGGGCCTGATGGAGGAGGGGGTGGAGTCCAAGCAGTTCCTGGATCTATGCTAAACCCAGCCATAGAATTATTTCCAGACTGATTGAATTGAGTTGTCATAGGGGAATACCCTTGCATCATAGGTTGCCCCATGCAAGGACCGTAAGGTTGTTGAATTGGCTGAATAGGTGTTGGCGGCTTTCCAGTTAGAACCAAACTCAGTACTGTAAATATCTGCGCCATCGTCATAGACAAGATAGCAATGATGGCTTTATCCGCAGGGGCCTCAATGAATAAAGGTTGCTCGGTAAACACAATACCGTAGGCAAGAAGCGTTGCCACCATCACCATCACAAAACACATGGTTTTGAGGATGAATGACTTGGTTTCGTAGTCCAGCTGTTCAGGGGTTTTGTGCTGTGCCATTTTTCGGTTTGTTGAAATATTCTGGACAATTCTGCGCAGCCACGCAATAAGGCGGCTTGCAGTCCTCTTGCTCCCAATTTTTAGGGTCCTGACAATGGTATCTATAGCGGTCTTCACATGCACACAAAAGTAGAAAAAGTAAACATGTCAAACTCCTTATGTATATAAAATGGCGTTTTTTAATCATTTGCCTTCAATCCTTGCCAATGCTTTATTGACCCTGAGTTCCATTTGCCTTACATCCACATACATCCAAGCAATCAACGGTATTATCAACAAAAGCACAACCAAAAGAAGAACAATCAATATGATGGCGAATGTGTCATGCTGAGAATCATTAGCCATATCCACATTAGCATCAGCACTGTAATTGCTGTAGCCACCATTCTTCCTTTGATTAGATCCGCCTTTTGCTCCCGTTGCCATTTTGCTCTACGCTCCTTCAACATTTCCTCTCGTTTCGCAAGCGCTTGCACATTGGCAATATGACCAATTTGTTGATTAACTCTGGTGTACAAATCCTTCAACTCTGGAGGAACGTGATACACCATATAATCACTCATTTCTGAATTCAACTTTTCCATCTGCAAATTAGCGATCGTTATATTGATCGCAGCCTCTTGGCCTTCCTCGTTATTTGCGTGGAGAGCGAATTCTTCTTGTTCTTTGGTGTAGTTTTTTAGGGCGTTGTATGCTCTATAAAACTTGATGAGAGCGTCGCTGACCTGTTGATAGATGAGATTCTCATCAAACTCCGGGGGCGGCTCTTTTTTCTTTTTGACTTTTTTTGCAGGTTGAACAACTTGTGGTTGCTCTTCCTCTTTGGTCGGACTAAAAATAACCGTTAGAAACCCAAGAAGCCCTTTGGCTTTCTTTTGGACATTTTTTACATCCTTGACAACGCCATCAACTTCCTTGGCGATATCAGTAACAATTTGCCTTCCTTCCTTGTACATCTCGCAAGCGTCTTTGCACATTTTAAATGCGCCAGAAGCCAGAGCGACAAGAGTGAACGGATCAATTTAAACACCTATCAGCGCCTTAATCAACTTCTCAAGATTGTCCGCACCGATAAAAGTGGCTGCAGCAACCAAGTACAAAATGTACTCTATGCGCTTCATCCGCTTTGATCCGTCGTCAAACCGTTTTTGGATAGCCTCGTACCGTTGCGCGCAGACTGCCTCATGCACCGCAAGCTGCCTTTCTGTTTCAACGATACGGATTTCGGTCGCGTCCATTATTCTTGGTTGATTGTTGCAGTTGATGTTTCCCGGTCTATTGTCATGATTCCCTCACAAACAACATTCCAGTCTTCGCTGTTGGCCTCCTTCCCACTGATAGAAGGCACATTGAGTTTAAAGTGTTTGAAAAGATATTCTTTTTCATCTTCAAACACCCGCCATACGTGGTCTGCTGATCCACGACCAGCTTGACCCCTAGACTTGTTAAATCTAATTCTATACTTCATACAACCTCCACTGGAACAATAGACACCTGCGGCGGAGTAAATTGAACAGCAAGGTTAAAGTGAATAAATCTTATCGGTTTGGTAGAAGCATGGCGAGTAAATGAATGAGCTAACCATGAATTTGTAAACATCAGCATGCCAGATTTTGGCTCAAAGTTAATCATATTACTCGCTGCTGTAACCATATTCATATTGGTTTCAGGTAATCCTATTTGAACTTTAGCTGCTTTAGGATCATGAAATACTACACGCGATGAATTATCTGGTACGTCGATGAAATAAAACCCAACAATTTGCACACCAAATCCATGGGTATGCTGTTCCATTGCACTATGTTTATAGTGCTCTTGACACCACAGTTCAGTAAATATCGTTTTAAAATTAGTCATGTCGTACCCTTGACCCTGCAAAATATTCCATGCAGTGGAAGATACGTAAGTAGAAAACCCTTGCATTGAGGGCTCATCCAATAAATTACCCGTCATATAAACTGGATAAATCTCATCCAGTTTACGTTCTTTTTTAGCATTCTTTAAATGCCTAACAGCAACTTCTTTAACAGGCTCTAAAAATTCTGGTTTCTGAATTGTGTATACAGCTGTTGGAAAATAAAACCAACTATTAAGTTGGTCTTGCGTAGGGGTTTCTAGGGTTGCCCCTACAATTTCAGGCTGGTTTGCAGAGCACATGTGATTCCTTTTAAGTTGGTGTTGGGGGAGTCGTTACCCATTTTGCATTAGTATAGTCAATGTAATATCTTAACCCATCGGTAGGATATGGTGGATATATTTGCTGATAACGTTGGTCACAAACAGCAACGTGAACAGCTAAATCTTTTTCTGTATCAGTGCTCATGTTATTTTTTTATTCTTGGGGGTTTTTAATTAATGCAATTTCTTGATCTGTCAAAGGCACAATTGATGGCTCTAATAACCAAACACCGTCTTTGTAAATTGGCATTGATCCATAAGAAATTTTTTGTGTGGAACTATCATATACAGGAGAACTTCCAAGTTCTACACGAACTAAATTTGCACCTGTTTTTATTCCGTCTTCTGTTTTACTGTACGCAATAACAAGATCACCGATATTATCGGTATTGGTATAAGGATTTTCAGATTCGAAATTCCCGATGGTATAAGGATATACCAACAATTGTTCATTTAATACTTTGGCGTAACTCATGATTATTGTGTAAGAATGTTGTTTTTATAAGGGAAAAGATAACAAGGCATTTGAGCGTTTGTTGAGCATGGGCCACGCCAAGTAGCTAGCCCACTATCATTTGGAGGATAATTAAAATAAGTTACTGATGTACTTAATTGAAAAGCAGAACCAGATACTAAAGGAATTTTAATTGCTCCGTTGTCTCCAACCATGTAATACGCTTTGTTTTTATAAGACCAAACTGGCGTAGTTTTTGACCAATATCCTGTAAAAGTAGAATAAGTTGTACCGTTATTTTGGAATATTGCAGAATTTGGAGTTGCGTTACCCACTTGACCATAAGAATATGTACTTAATGATCCGCTTGTAGATGACGGATCAATAGTTATTAATAAAGGAGCATAACTTCCAAATGCAGTTGGAACACCTGAACTAATAATACTAGAACTTAAATTTTCAGATGTAGTTGATGCCCCCCATGCACCTGAAGAATATTTATTGTAATAAATTCCAATACCAGTAGGAGATGTTGATCCTCCAACATTACCTAAAGGCATGCTAAATAACCCAGTACGATTATCATAGAAAGGCGTTCCCCAATCTAAAGCTCCAGATAAACTTTGTGATGTATAAGAAATACTAGATGTGTTCATTAACCATATA